TTTCTTATTCCGACTCGTCTTACTGCTTTCATCGATTTCTTCGGTCGTTTGTTCAATTGTTGCATCCCGTTGTGAGCCAAGTACATTCGCCCCAATCGAGATCAAAACATCAGCTCCATTTATTTCAGTCATTTATCCTCCTAAATTGCCACCCATCCGCCACTAATTGTGAGCGAAATGGATACCGTTGCGCCATCCTGATCCGGAAACACTTCACTCAGACTTGTTATGATGGCATCTGCTTTTTCAGTCTGAGCTGGCACGCCCGAAGTAACTACAGTACGGGCAATTTGCACCAAGTCACCATCGCGCATTGCAGTTCTCAGAGCGCTATAACCTGTGTCATTTGACACATACAAAGCCTCCAAGGATACTGAGGCGCTGTATCGCCCCGCTAACACGCGCTTGTTTCTTGATGTCTTATTACTGACATCAATCTCTTCACTTGTCTCTTCAAGCGAAGAATCTTTTTGAGAACCAACCGCCGTCCAAACTGGCACAGCTTCAGTCCCTGTGTTCACACTAATCAGAACATCAGCTCCATTCATTTACACCTCCAAGAATGTAATCTTCGCTGTAATCATCCGTCCATAAGCGCGATCATCATCCGCTGCCTGGGGGCTGGTACAGTCAATAACTATCGATCTAATCGCACTATCGCTCAGTATCGAGCGGTGCAGAACTTTGCGGACCCTGTTAGCAATCTTTTCAACTTCTTCTGCCGATCCGCTTTGTTTCGCATATATCCGGATATCACGCCAAACAGTTTGACCCCGCGTCAGCTTTGTATCAAATGCTTGTCCAGCAGAATCGCCGGCTAAAACCAAGTAAGGAAATTCTGCATTCTCTGGCGCCGGATCCACGGTAAAAATAGCTGGTTGGGTCTTATACGTGGAAAGGTAGCCAACTAGTGTGCTATCACCTGCGAGCTTCTGATATAGCGTTTTCGTAACCATCACTGTCCTGTCAGAATTCCAATAACTGTCCCGAGATTATTGAACAAGGCCGGCCGGCACCAAGGATGCGCTCCAGCGGTTGAACTGCCAGTCTCGATATACCAGCCATGCAATCGGTTTTTCGCAATTATGGGGCCGATGCGAACCACTATCGCTCCACGCTCAGCAGTAATCTCATGCGTGATAAGCCGAGACACATAATTGCGATAATTAACATTACGTTTGTCGCTCGGCGTGCTGATCCCAAGAAGGTTCTTGCGGGCTTCATCTTCCACAAACTTGCCAGCCATATCCGCACCAACAGCAAGTCGTTCTGCAACCTTCTGCTTTACCTCTCTTGTGTTCCACTTGTTGAAAGTAACCTTTGTGGTTATTGCCATCAGCTCTCCTTCTGGATCTCTTTACAATCACATTCAAAATGGTGACTTTCGAGACTTGGGTTGCGAATAGCAAGAACCTCGAGCCACAAACTGCCAATTTTTAGTTGATCACCCCGGGCAATCACACTCTCTGTGTAAACAGTATGTGTAACCTCAGAGTACTCGGATCCAGCCGCCTTTCTGTCCGATGCGCTTAATGCGCTTACACGAACCTTCACTGTCATACTAAGCACAAAACCTTCAGTCCATCCGCCTTGATCGTCGAACACTTCAGCCAGCGAATAGACTTCAGCTGTTTTATTCATGAGCCCACGAAATACAGTGATACTCATAGTTGCCGGTACCTCAGTGTGTCGAGAAGTTCTTTTTCACTGATCAGTAAGGCTCTCGCAGCAGATACGCCTTTCGCCGGATCGTTGCTTCCTGAATCTCCTTCGTAAGACACTGAGAAATCACCCAAAGTCTTGGACGATATACCAGGCACACCGGAAGTTTCAGCAGATCGTTTTCCGGCTTGATAAACCCGCGATGCAACTCGCATACATACAATCCTCGCAATATCTGGAATGACTGCGTAGCCATGGGTATAAGTAACCACGATGTTTTGTACACCATAGGACCATAAGGCGTTCATCCTGTACAGCACGCCGTGATTGCCCAATTTGTAGTCGACTCCCTCGACCAATGTCACTCCATTCTCAACCACGCTAGTAACCGATACAACCGGCAGCTGCCTGAGGTAAACCTTTTGACCAATTACGCAGTCAAATGTCTCAACATCATCAGTTACTTGGTCAAGCATTTGATTGGTATACGCCTTAATAACAGCTGTCGCATCAGTAATTGCCTGAACCGCTGATAGATCATCCGGCAATATATCAATCTGCAAAAAATCAGCGACGTCGTTTACCTGGCAAAACATTACTTCCTCACAGGCTTGCGCTTAGGCTCAGTATTGCGGGCGGCGGCTTTATTTTCCTTGGGTTCAATCGCTTTGTTTTCTACTTTTGGCATCTGTTTCTTTTCAACCAAAAGACCCAAGGCAAGGGCTTCTTCCTCGTACATTTGTACGCCTTGTCCGTTTTCATTTTCAATAACGATCAAATTCCGTTCCATAGTCACATCCCTTTTGGGGCAGGCTCAGTAAATATCCACCTGCCCCCTCAAACTCAAAAAAATTGAACCTAAGCTGCAGCTGTTGCGATCTTCACAAACGCCTTTGGCTTGATGATCCCGAACGCAGCACGTACTTCGCCCAAAACAGCCAAGAGATTCCGAATGAAGAAATCAGCATGGCTATCGGAGATGCTAATGCTGGCCTGTTCACGATCCCAAAGCACAGCCTTGCGCCAATTGGCCAGATAACCGGTTTTGGCAGTCAAACCGTAGTATTCAACTACGGGAACTCGCCACAGAGTTTTCTGGTAAGGGAGATAAGGAGCTGCAGCAAAAAGCGCCAATTCCAAACCTTCCCAGTCGGCCGGTGAAAGAACGAATGCGGTCGGGTACTCATTACCATTGGTGACCAAGTTGGTAATAGCTTTGCGACTGGTAGTCAAGAGGTCAGTACCAAATGCCTGAGTCAGAATACCAGAGGTGTTTTTGACACCAACGAGTTCAGGAGAACTACCAGAGCCTTCGAACATTTGGTACTCAAGCTTTTCATCAAGAGCCTCGCGCAATTCCTGATTGATGATCCCGCGCAGCTGGGCAGCATCCGCCATAGCGCGTTTGGTGACCGGGAGCCACGCGGCAATTGTTTCTACAGCCGCGGAGACACGAGCAAAAGTCAAAGCACCTTCCGGCTTGTAACCTCCGCCAGCGTTGGGAGTCACGGTGCTGGTGTAAACCAAAGGCTCACCAGTAGCAGTTGTGACAACAGTCGGCGCAGCTGCAGAAGTGGCTTCAGCTACCGGAGCAGCCTGAGTGATCTTTGCAGTCTGAACAACAAAGTCAACCACATCAGAACCGGTTTGACGAACACTGATCAGATCGCGAATCGTCGGAGGTTTGTATCCTAAACGACCGTACATGCCCGAATCTTCATTCTGGATGAATGCACCAGCGGAGGTGTTGGAAAGACCAGTGATGACATCCTTTTTATCCAGGGGCATCTTGACAGAGAATGCAGGTGAGCCCAGGCCCTTTGCGTTTTCAGGAATGTGGCCATTCGGAGCAACCTGCTTCATCCAACCTTTGAATGCCTCGGAATTGATAAACTGGGAGCCGAGATCAGCAGCCGATTGTGATTTTTGCTCTTCACCACGAACTGCTTCAGCTTCCAATTCATTGATTTTGCGCTGCAGAGCAGCATCGTCCAAACCCTGTTTGGCTTCATTGACCATATTGACAGAGCGATTTCGCTCCTCTTCGGTCATGGGGCGACCCTCAGAAACTGCCTTTTCAACAATTTCGCGAGCGTCGGCAAGTAATTGTTTGAACTTGGTATCGTTCATTTTAAAATCCTCCAATTTCAGTAATTTCGATTAGCAACTTCACGTCCTCAGGGCTTACACCGCTCACGTTACCGGGATCTCCGGCCTCCGTTTCAGTCTCACCCTCAGGTTCATTCGCGCCCTCAGTATCGGGGGCGGATTTGATAACAGTAGTCTGAGTGTTATTACCGGCACCCACAAAAACTGGACTCACCTCGTAAACATTCAGTTTTTCCAATGTGCGCCCGCCTTCACGCTGGGCACTTTTCACAACATCAAACCCATAGCTCCATTCCTGCAACTCGCCCAGGTTTTTGACGGTCTTATATGTCTCTGAACCAACCTCAGTATCGAGAAAGAATTTCCCGTCTACCCAGGCTTTCTCGCCGTCCTGGTGGATCACTCCGCGCCCAACCGGCAACGCGCCCCAGTTATGCCCCCAAGCGGCAATCTTCACGTTCTGTCCATCCATAAACGCACTTGGCAACGTAAAGTCACCCTGTTTATCGGTCTCGTTGAACCGACTGAATATTGCCTGGAACAATCCAGACTCATCACTGTCCGCTTTGAACTCGATCGTGGTCTCAAATGATTTCTTTTCCATATCTATCTTTTCCTTCCGTAAATTAGTGAGCATTTACAGTTCGCAACTTCCGCTGCGCCTGCGCTGAAGTCACCAGGGTAAAGTGCACCGTTAGAAAATCGGTCTCGTATTCCCACAGTTTCACCATCTAGTTTTAAGTGGGTATCTCGGGGGTTGTCACTGTTCACAACCCAAGTTTTAGTTTTTATATAACCCGAGGTTTGCGCGACATCCATAATGGAATAATTCTGCAAACTGGTAATTCTTCCTGTGGCAAACCGAAAAACCTTTACAGCTAAAGCGATCTCAAATACTTTTTTCAGCGCATCAAGAGGATTCGGATCCATCAGCGCATCGTTGACTTCATCCATTGTGGCTTGGTTCAAATTCTCCGCTGCAATGCGCGCATTGATCTGAAGGTAATTGTCCATTTGCTCAGGATCGAAATTGAATGCCAGATCACCCGCAAATGCCAAAGCAAACGCCGTTGCCGTCATTTTGGTCAATCTGTAAAAGTCAGCGAACACCTCTTGGTTCCAACGCTCCCGATCCCAGACAAGATTGATGTCGGACTTTGCTCCTTTGACCTTTGGCATCACTGTGTCCATTTGCCGCGTGAAAGTTTTAGTCAATAATTTCTGCCATTCGTTCTGATATTTTTCCCGGAGCTCCGGATAATCAGCGCGGAATGTCATGATTTTCTCTTCATGTTTGAGCTCAGTATCGGGGCGCGCCTTCCCGTCATTGGGCTCGCCAGTGGATTGTGCCAGCATATTCAACGGCGTTACCAATTGATCAGCATCCGGACTGTCAAGCCGTGGCAAATTCATCCGTGCCCGCGCTTCATTTGCAGTCATATATGGCACGCCTACAGCCTGCCTCAGACTGTTAGCCTGGGTTTCAAAGTCACCCTGGAGTTTTTCCTCGATGTTGAATTCAGAGTAAGCGCCCTTCAGATCCGGGAACTCACTCAGGTATTGAATGTCGAAATCATCCTCTAACGAAGCACAAAGCGGACCCAAAACATCGTTGTAAAGGCTCTTATGTTGCTCGGTGATATTGCTGAAGGTCGAATGATCCAGAATTCCAACCATAGGAGGCGGGATATGAAAAGCGCGCGCACATTCCTCTCGAGATAATTTCCGCGCCTCAAGATACTGAGTATCTTTTGGAACAACACTCATAGGTTTGAATGTCATGCCTTCTTCAAGCACAGCAGTTTTGCCAGAGTTTGTTTCACCGGCATACATAGATTCCCACTCAGAGCGAAATCGAGCCCGGGCAGTATCGCTCCAATTGGTAGAAGTGGCCGGCCGCTCAATCACACCGCCTATCCGGGCCGAATTTTCCCAGAACCTGGCAGAGTATTTCGTATTCTCGTATTCTTCAGCAAGAATCTCTCGCAAGCCCTCAAGCGGCGATATCCCGACAATGTTATTGCCAGAGTTGTAGGTTCTTATGTGAATAATCTCTGATGGTGCAAGTTCCTTCAATCCAGCACCAAAATCAACTTCATATTTATCTGGCACCAATTTTCCATGAACAGAAATCATCGTGTAAGGGATGCGTAGCAATCCCACTACCTTTCCAGTTCCAGTGTTACGAACTTTCAGTATGTATCCATTGCCGGATATGAACATATCCGAAAGCACGGCCTCGAGTAATTTGTACTGGGTAATCTTATTGTCTACCGGCATAGGACGATGCAAAATGTTTACTGCCTCATGATTCCTGACCCGAATGCGATTATCATCGGTATCTCTCTGATAAATGTGAAGCCCTAAATGAGCTATATTCCTAGCTAAGAAATCTACACACACTCGCACATTGTTATGAGTTCGATACATAGCCTCATAATCCAAGGAATAGTTGGTAAACGTTCTCAGCCCTGGCGCGTTAGTAGGCCACCATCCAGCGGGCATGGTTGATAACGTAGCTTCAGAAATAATTGTGCTACCCATTCAACACCTGAACAAAATCTACATCACCTATAAATATGAGAACCTCACCATCAACTTTGCGAGCTTCGCCCTTCTCATGCAACACGGCGTTTCGCAACACAAGATAATCTCCGGCGCGTTTCCACAATACACCCTGGAATGCTTTATCGGTTTTGAGATTCACAATGACCTGCTGAACCAAAGCATAAAATCTGAACATTTACAGAACCTCCAATCCGCGGCTCTCATAAACTGATGCAACTTGCTCAGTAGCATGGCG